CCCAGTCAAAACCGGCACTGGGCCGCGCCGTATTTCTTTTGCTGGCAGGTTCGGCGGTATGGCTGGCCCTGAGACAAAACCAGATGGATCGCCCACTAGGTTAAAAGAGGCACTATCTGCTTGGGGCTTTAGGTCAAAGCAATCTGCAAGAAACTTTGCGAAGAGGCACAAGAAAAATGCGTAGTGTTGAGGAAATCCTAAAACGTCACGATATTGCGCAGCGCCGCAAAGACAATTGGCGGCAAATTTACGAAGATTGTTATGAGTTCGGCTTGCCACAGCGCAATCTGTATGATGGCTATTACGAGGGCGGCGGCTCTCCGGGGCAAAACAAAATGGCTCGCGTGTTCGATAGCACGGCTATTAATGCGACACAGCGATTTGCCAACCGCATCCAGTCGGGATTATTCCCGCCTTATGCGCCGTGGTGCCGCCTAGAGCCGGGAGTAGAAATCCCAGAAGAGCGGCGCATCGAAGCGCAAATGGCGCTGGATATGTACAGCGACACAATGTTTAGTGTGCTGCGCCAATCTAACTTTGATTTGGCTATGGGCGAGTTCTTGCTAGATCTGGCAGTTGGCACGGCTTGTATGCTGATCCAACCCGGCGATGAACTAAACCCAATCCGCTTTACTGCCGTGCCGCAGTATCTGGTTGCCATTGAAGAGGGCGCGCACGGCAAGGTCGATAATGTTTACCGGCGTATGCGTATGAAGGGCGAAGCCATCAGCCAGCATTGGCAGGATGCCGAGATCCCAGAGCGTATGCAGCGCATGATTAACGAAAAGCCAACCGAAGAAATCGAGCTTATCGAGGCGACACTGTATGAGCCTGAGATGGGTGAGTTTTGCTATCACGTCATTTGGCCGGAAGGCAAAGCCGAGCTATTGAAGCGTTACATGAAATCCAGTCCTTGGATCGTGGCGCGTTATATGAAAGTAGCTGGTGAGGTCTATGGTCGCGGGCCGTTGGTTACTGCAATCCCAGACATTAAGACGCTAAACAAAACGCTAGAGTTATTGCTTAAAAATGCCAGCTTGTCGATTGCCGGTGTTTACACTGCCGCTGATGACGGTGTGTTGAACCCGCAGGCAATCCGCATTGCGCCAGGTGCTATTATACCGGTGGCGCGTAACGGTGGCCCGCAGGGTGAGAGCCTGCGTCAGATGCCACGATCCGGCGACTTTAACGTGTCGCAGATTGTCATCAATGACCTGCGTATGAATGTTAAAAAAATCCTGCTCGATGACACACTGCCGCCTGACAATATGAGCGCAAGGTCTGCGACAGAGATTGCTGAGCGCATGAAAGAACTGGCGCAGAACCTTGGCTCCGCTTTCGGTCGTTTGATTACCGAGACTATGGTGCCAATGATTGCGCGGATCTTATATGTGATGGACGAGCGCGGCTTGATTGAGATGCCACTGCGCGTCAATGGCCTTGAGGTTAAGGTCACGCCAGTCAGCCCGATTGCACAAGCGCAAAATATGGGTGACATTGAAAAGATTATGCAGTGGGTGCAAATGTCGTCAGCCCTTGGCCCAGAAGGCCAAATGGCTGTTAAGACAGGTAGCATTGCAGATTATGTTGCCGACAAGCTGGGTATTCCGGCTGAGTTGCGTACATCTCCAGAGGAACGCGAGATGATGATGCAGCAGGCAATGGAAGCCGCCCAAATGGCGGCGCAAGCAGAGGCCGGTGAAATGCCAGAGGGTGAGGCACCGCCAGAAGGGGCATAAGAATGAACCCAGACGGTTGGGATGGTCTACGTTCTGTAGACCCTAAGATTGCAGAAAAACAGCAAGTTGATAAGGACGACATTGATCGTCTTTATTTGCGCGTATTCGCCAGTGACGATGGGGCAAAGCTGCTCACTCATCTACGCGCACTGACGATAGAGCAGCCAACGTGGTATCCCGGCGAAGAAGCCAGCCACGGCTATGCTCGCGAAGGCCAGAACAGTCTGGTCAGGGAAATTGAGCGGCGCATGAAAAGAGCGAGATCACTATGAACGAAACTGATGGTCTGCTGGCCGATGCTCAAATTGAGAGTGACGATAACCAGCAGCAAGCAGAAGAAGCAATCTCACACGTTAAGCCTGACGGCGAGACTGTATCTAGTGACGCAGTAGCGTCAGAGGCGGCAACCGAAGAAGGAAAGCCTGAGTGGTTGCCTGAGAAGTTTAATACCGGCGAAGATTTAGCGAAAGCTTACTCTGAGTTGCAGAAAAAGTTTAGCCAAGGAAAGCACAAAGCCCCAGAAGAATACGATGAAACCGTATTCGCCGAAGCTGGCATTCAAGAAGATGACGAGCTTTACACAGTATACAGAGACTGGGCTAAAGAAAACGGCATCAGCCAGTCGGCGTTTGAGGAGCTTGCCGGTAAGTTTATTTCTATGGCCGGTGATGAGGCACAAGAAGCCGAGATTTCATATAAAGAAGAATACGAAAAACTAGGCAACAATGCTGACGCAATCATTAAGTCAATGTCTGACTGGGCATCGAGCCTAGTTCGCAAGGGCGTTTGGTCTGAGACTGACTTTGAGGAATTTAAAATTATGGGTGGCACAGCCGAGGGCATGAGGGCTTTACAAAAAGTTCGCAGCTATTACGGCGACAAGGCCATCCCAGTAGATGTTGCGCCTATGGCCGGTGCGCCATCAAAAGAAGAGTTGATGGCGATGGTTGGAAAGCCAGAATATCAAACAGACCCAAGCTACAGAATAAAGGTTGAGAAAATGTTTGAGCAGGCTTTTGGCAATGACGAATACTCGCCAACATAAAGGTCAAGAGGGAACTGTTTACAGTTCCTTCTTTTTTACATATAATCCCTATTGACAGACAATCGGCTTTCGACCTGTCGCAAACGCTTGGGGGCGTAGCGTGTATGCCCAAGCCGCAGCCCGAAAGGATACCTGCTAGGCGCTAATCGTGTTTTAACTTTGACAAAGGAATAGGAAAATGGCTGTAGGCATTTCCAACGCTTTTGTGCAGTTGTTCGATGCGGAAGTGAAGCAGGCCTATCAAGCATCTCGTGCTTTGGCTGGCGTTACTCGCGAGAGAACAAGTGTCGAAGGCAATCAGGTTAAGTTCCCGAAGATCGGGAAAGGAACCGCAACAGTTCGCGTACCGCAAACTGACGTTACACCTCTGAACGTGACTTATTCACAAGTCACAGCAACAATGTCAGATTTCATTGCTGCTGAGTATTCAGACATTTTTAACCAGCAAAAAGTCAACTTTGACGAGCGCCGGGAATTGGTGCAAGTAGTTGGCGCAGCTATCGGTCGCCGTATGGATCAGCTTGTTATTGACGCGCTCAATGCAGCTTCCTCACCGTCAACCGTTGCAACAACTGTTGGTGGTTCAGGCACAAACATGAACCTTGCAAAGCTGCTTGCAGCTAAAAAGGCTCTGGATGTGAAGAACGTACCAGCAGAAGGCCGTTGCATGATCATTCACGCAAACGGCTTGTCAGCATTGCTTGACGAGACAGAACTCACCAGCAGCGATTTTGCGACTGTGAAAAGTCTTAGCACTGGTGAGATTGACACCTTCCTCGGCTTTAAATTCATCACACTAGGTGATCGTGATGAAGGTGGCCTGCCTATCCCATCAACCCGCACTTGCTTTGCGTTCCATCGCGATGCAATCGGTATGGGCATTGGCATGAACCAAAAGTCAGAAATCAACTACGTTCCTGAGAAAACGTCATTCCTCGTTTCTTCAATGTTCTCCGCTGGTGCGGTTGCCATTGATGACGATGGCATTGTCAAAATCTCAGCGACTGAATAGAAAGGAGATTAGTAATGGCTTTCTCTTCAGCAGGTTGGAACGTGATCGGTGCAGCTAAATCTGGCAACGCACCATCAATGTACACCTACACATCAGCAGACGCGATTGCGACTGTGAACACCGAGGGTTATTTCAACACACTGTCAGACACAGTGGCAGTTGGTGACATCATCTTTGTTCACGACAGCGCGACCCCAACAATGTCAATTGCTGTGGTCTTGTCAAACGCATCTGGTGTTGTTGACATCTCAGACGGCACGGCTGTATCAGTCGCTGACGCAGACTAATTTAAGCGGGGCCGGGCAACCGGCCCCCTTTCCCTATTTTGGAGTGGCGCAATGGCGGCTGGTGATACCAAACTATCAATTTGTTCTGATGCTTTGATTATGCTGGGCGCTGCGCCTCTATCATCATTTGCCACCGGCACTGACGAGGCCCAGGTGGCTGATCGTCTTTATGACGATGTGCGCGATACTCTCTTAATGCAATATGCGTACTCTTGGTCTGTGCAAAAAGTTCAGCTAGCGCAGCTTTCCAGTACCCCAATAAATGAATGGAAATACGCCTACGCGCTGCCCGGTAATATTCTCGGCAACCCAAAAGCTGTTTTTAATACAAGCTCTGTCGGTGCAAATACGGTTCGCGATTTTGAGCTTTACAATCTTGGCCTTTATACAAATTACGAAAGCATTTGGATTGACTACCAGTTTCGGCCAGAGCCAGCAATATTCCCGCCGTATTTTGTGCGCCTGTTAAAGATGGCGTTGGCCGCTGAGTTTGCCGAGCCGGTTACCGACCAGATAGCCAAGGCTGATTATTACCACGCAAAGGCTTATGGATCGCCGTCTGAAAATATGCGCGGTGGTTTGGTTCGCGTGTCTATTAACATTGACGGCGCTGACCGCCCGGCACAGCAAATACAAGAGTTCCCGATCTCAGATATAAGGTTCTAGCATGAGCCGCATCATTCAAATCCAGAATGACTTTACCGCTGGCGAGCTAGATCCAAAGCTGCGGTCGCGTACTGACATCAGCCAGTATAAGTCTGGCCTATCAACAGCGCGTAATGTGAGCATCCAGCCGCAGGGCGGCGCAAAACGGCGTGACGGCACTAAGTTTGTTGAGGAATTAGACAGTGGCGCGGCTAACGCTGTGCGAATGGTGTCATTTGAGTTCAGTGTTAGCGACAGTTATATGCTGGTCTTTACGCCCGGTAAGATGTACGTTTTCAAAGACGGCGCGTTAATTAAAAACATTAATGGCAGCGGTGATGATTTTTTGGCTGTAGCTAGTTTGACTAGCTCTATTTTGCCGGAAATGAATTGGGTGCAATCTGCCGACACCGTTATTGTAGTGCATCAAGACCTGCCGCCGACAAAGATTGTGCGTGGCGCAGGCGATACAAATTGGACAGCCAGCACAATCACATTTGATTTTGTGCCTAAGTATGCTTTTACTTTAAGTGTAACTGCCGGAACCGCATATAACACTGGTGTGGCACATGACCACCTAGAGCCGTCTGCCGCATCTGGCAACCTGACACTAACAGCAAAGCACAGCGGATCAGACGCTAATATATTCACCAGTTCTGCCGCCAGTTACATTGGGCAGTACATCAATGTGACGCCGTTTGGTCGATTGCGGATTGTGCGTAGGGTATCAGCAGCCAAGCTAGAATGCTTTGCCGAGGTGCCTTTGTTTGACACCAGTAACATTGATGACGCTGACTGGGAGTTTGAAAGTGGCTATGAAGAGGTGTGGTCGTCTAGCCGGGGCTACCCACGCAGTGTGACATTTCACGAAGGCCGGTTGTATTTTGGTGGCACTAAGCAGCGGCCATCAACTATCTTTGGATCGAGGGTTGCTACCTTCTTTAATTTTGACCCCGGCGAGGCTCTTGATGACGCGGCGGTTGAGGCAACGCTAGACACCGGCACGTTTAATGCAATTGTTGATATTTTCTCTGGTCGTCACTTGCAGATCTTTACGACCGGCGCTGAGTTCTATGTGCCTCAAACACTAGATACGCCCATCACGCCCAGTAATCTAATTGTCAAGCAACAGACTGCTTTTGGCAGCAAGCCGGGCATTCGGTTGCAAAACGTAGACGGCTCAACCTTGTTTATTCAAAGGCAGGGCAAGGCTATCCAAGAGTTTATTTTTAGTGACGCAGTGCAAGCGTACACGTCAGCAAAGATCTCGCTGTTGTCATCGCACTTGCTAAAGACGCCAGAAGAAATGGCAGTGCGCGTTGCCACGTCAACTGACGAGGGCGACCGGCTAATGCTGGTAAATGGCGAAGATGGCAGTATCGCTTGTTATACCTTGCTGCGAAGCCAAAATGTTATTGCGCCGTCAGAGTGGACAACCGATGGCGAGTTCTTAAATATTGGTGTTGACGTTGACGACATATATACTGTTGTAAAGCGCACCATTGCGCCTTATGCCACCGCCACGGTTACTGTGACTGACGCTGCAAATATTGCAAACAGCGGAACTGTTGTCATGACTGATAATGCTGGCACGTCAACAACATTTACGGCTGTTACCGGCACCCCGGCTAATAACCTTCAGTTTCAAGTTGGCGGTTCTCTTACAAACAATCAAGTCGCAGACAATTTAGCTACAGCTATTAATTCGGTTGCCGGGTATGACGCGCCTAACCCTGCGGCTAATGTTGTTAATATAACTCGCAAGGTTACTGGTGGTAACAACTTAACAATTACATCAAGCGATGCAGTCAGACTTACTGACGTTGACTTTACGGTTTCTGCAACTGACAGATATTACGTTGAAATATTTGATGCAAACGCATTGCTTGATTGCTCAGTTGTTGGTGGTGCGGCGTCATCTGTGGACATGAGCCACTTAGAAGGCGACACCGTTAAGGTAATCCGCGATGGCATCGTTGAGCCTGATCAAGTTGTAGGCATTAGCCCATTTACCGTTACCTTTGCCACTGCGGCGTCTACAAGCCACGAGGTTGGCCTTAACTTTACGCCAGAGGTAAAGACACTGCCGGTTGAGCCAAACCTGCCCAGCGGCTCTATAAAGGGATTTAAGAAGCGGATCTTTGAGGTAAACGCTGAGTTGTTTGAAACGCAGTCGCTGACAATTGACAACAAGCTGATCGCGTTTCGGCAATTCGGGGCAAACGTATTTGGCAGCGCAGTGCCTGAGTACACAGGCATTAAGACATTGCACGGCCTTTTGGGTTATACTTATGATGGGCAAATAACAATCGGCCAAGAGGTTCCGCTAAAAATGACCCTTCTTGGCATTGATTACAAAGTGAGCGTAGGACAGTAATATGGCACAGGCTATCCCATTTTTGATTGCAGGAATGACGCTTTTAACCGCAAACCAGCAATTAAAAGCTGGCAAGGCGCAAGCTAGTGGTCTAGCAAGGCAAGCAGCATTTAAAAAAGTGCAAGCTCGCAGCGAAGTGTTAAAATTTAAACAGCAGGGCATTGCTGTTATGGACAATATTTTAGCGACCAAAGCAGCAATTAACGCAAGAGCAGCAGCCGGGGGCATTGACCCATTCAGTGGCAGCGCCAACGCTTTGGCTTTGTATGCTGAGAAAAAAGGCGCAAACGAACTTTATATAAGCCGTGACGGCGAACAGATTGCCTTTGGCACTGGCGAGGCGCAGGCAATGCAATATATGTCTCAAGCTAAGTCAGCAATCTCTGCATCAAGGGCGCAAGCGTTAGGCACAATAATGCAGGGCGCAATGATGGGTATGTCACTGGGCGGCGCACCCGCTGGCGGCAGCACTGGGCTGCAAGCTGGTCAGTCAGCAACAGTGTCAAGGGCAGGTTTTAGAGGATACGGCGGGTAATGGCAGAGCTACCAAAATATAGACCTTTAGGCGTAGGCATACCATCAGTGCCGACCGTTGACTTTATTGCGACAGGCGCGGCTAAAGCGCGTAACTATGACGCCATTGCTAAAAGCCTCAATAGCATGACTGATTATTTGTACAAAAAACAGGTTAAAATAACAAAGCGCGAAGCTGCGCAGTACGCATTTGAAAACCCAGTTTCAGCAGAACAAATTGAAGATGCAATTTCTCAAGGTAGAGACATTGAGGAAATTGTTGGGGATCCTGACACTGTGTTTGGGGCAGTAACCAGCGCCACTATTGCTCAACAATTGACGACCGAGCTTGAGATTGCCGCAAGCAAAAAAATTGCGGCGTATTCTGCTGCTATTAAATCTGGCGGTTTATATACAAACGAACAAATTGGCGCAATGCAGGCCGACCTTAACGCAATGATTACTGGGCATTCCGAAACCATTGCAGCGGTTGACCCTAATCAAGCTCTTAAATATAACGCTGCGGCAAATACTAGCGCGTCATCTGTTTATAAATCAGCACTTGAAATGCAGTTGTCGGTTAACAGGGCGGCAAGAGTTGCTGCTTCAGATGAGGTTCTGGCTAGTATGCCTGACAGGTTGAGAGACATATTAACAGCCAAAGATGTAGATGTTGAAATTGCAATTGGCGATATGGCTGTCTTGGCGCGTCAAGCTAATGATGTTGTGATAAGCACCGGCGATTTAGCCTACGCAAAAAGCAAATCAACAGAAATACAAAAAATGGTTAGAGATGTGCAAGTCGGTGTATTAACTGATTACGTTATAGGTTTGCCCGGCGCACAACAAACCAGCGCTTTGCGCAGTGGCAATATGGGCAGGTTAACGCCAGTCTATGCGCTTTTGGATAGCAAAGAGCAGGCTGAATTTAGATCAAATGTAAGAAAAGAGATTGGTGCTAGGCAGACTGCTGATGATCAAGTTGAGGCCGACAATTTAAAAACAGCAAACAGAAATTTAGTTTCTGCTGTAACAGGCTTTACAATAGCAGCAGATGGAACCCCCGCAGCCGATAGCGAGCTGGCAAAAATTTATCAAATTGCAATTGACACCAATGGGGCTGCTATTGATGGTCAGGGAATTATTGCGTTAATGAAAACAAAGCAAGCATTAGGGGAGGACGAGCCTACAAATCCTGTTGGTGAGTTGCAAATATTAGATTTAATCTATAACGACAAAATCACTACCTTGGCAGAACTGCAAGCCGCTGCAAACGATAAGGGCGTAGGGCCAAAAGCCCAATTAAGATTGTTGCCGAAAATGAACACGGCAACAAAAGAAATTGAGCGCGGGGTTGCATCTATCGCTCGTCAGCATTCGCAAATTGTTCCCGGCACATTAAACCCTTCAAAGAAAAAAGCTCAAGCATATGCCAGTTTTGTAGCAAAAGTTGACGCTAGGTTTATTGAAAAAATGAGTGCTTGGGAAACTAGCGCGGATGAGCCGGATATTACTAAAAAACCTAGTAAAGTTGAAATTGCAGAAAAGTTAAAAAATGATTTGATGTCGAGCGAGTATGGCAAAATCGTTACAAGGTTGGTTAATACAACTGATGAGCGGCTAGATGTTTACGGCATAGATTTTACAGAATATACAACAATTGACGAAATCAATAGCGTTAGGCGGCTTTATAATATGTCTGACGATGATTACGATTATACTGTAAAGAAAATCAAAGCTATTCAGCGAAACATTGTTTTGAGAGATGAATTGGTAAATTAATGGATGAGCTAAAAGAAGCATTTGACTATCAGGCAGACGGCCACGTTTTCTTGGGATCTCCGCAATCTATGCTGCGGGATATGCGTTTTGACGATGTTTCTATGCCACCAGAGCCGGATGATGATCCTGTTGAAAAACGTGGCGACAGACGCCAGCGCCGCGAAGACATTAAAGCGGTGCCACCAAAATATAATGAAGACCAGCTTGCTGTAATGCCTGAGTGGATCAGCGCGTCTAAAAAAATGTTTTCTGTTATGAATGACGGTAAGCGTTTTATTGGCTCAGACAATCAAGCGGCTGCATATGGGCTGGATCTAATGTCTGAGTTCAATTGGAACATGACTGGGCCTGCTGGCATACCCGGTGAAAGTGGCATCAGCGTACCCGGCTTT